AAGTCGATCGTCTTGATGACGCTCTTGCCGTCCTGCTCGGAGACGATGACGATGGCATCGAAGTAGGCCAGCCAGTCGGCGTCCTTGAGGCGGCGGCAGTGCAACGTATAGGCGCGGCCGCGATCATTCAGGATGATGATCCGCGGCTGGATGAGGTCGAAGGCGTAAGGCGAAGTTTGAGACATGGATTTCCCTCTTTTGTGTGGTTTGGAATTTTGGCTGCTGCTCAGGTTGAGGGAACCTGTCGTGCGGTCAAGCCCCGCGAAGTGGTGCGGCGCTCGGATGGCTGCGAAGCGGTGCTGCCATCTTGCTGCTGAGAGACGTTCTTTAGGCCGCGACCTTCTGCGGCGTCGTGCCTGCAACCTTCTCCATCCACTCCATGCAATCGACGCGCAGCTCAGTCCAGCAGGTGCGGCAGAAGTGGAAGACGATCTTGCGATGCACTTGAGTTGTGCCCTGCGCCGTGGTGTGGGAGCACTTTGAGCAGATCACCATGCGGCCAGGCTTCTTCGCGCGGAATTCTCGCCGGCCGCTGACGCTCGGGATAAGACGAATTGAAATACTCACATTGGGCATTGCCATCGGGACACCTCTGAGAAAAAGACGCCGCATGGCTCTCACCCCCTGCGGCGGGAGAAAAGCTTAGGCCGGGACCAGATACGCCGGGGTGTTGTTGATGACGAACGCGCTGATCGCTGCCTGCGCGCCCACCTGGATGCAGCTCTCTTCGTCGAAGCTGAGCTGCCACATCACCTTGTTCTCGTTGTTGCCCAGCTTGTTCGCCTTGACCGTCGCGGACGGGAAGTTGAACCCGAGCTGGTAGGTATTCGCGGGATTGGTTGCACAGGTGATAGAGAGCGCGGTGCCGTTCTCGAACCAGCCGTTTACATCGTCTGCCGCAAGCGCGGCGATCTGCACATCGATCGAGAACTTGCTCACGCCGCTTTCGACCGAACCTGCAAACAATCCATCGCCTGAGCACTTGAATGCAGCCGAGCCGCGATCGACCTTGATGGACAGGCTCTTTTGACGGCCGCTGAACGGCACTGCCGCGCCCGCCGCTGGCGTAATGGTGATGGTGAAGTCCGAGCCGAGCAGGTAGTTCACTGCTGCCAGCGCGGGGATCGCCGCGACCATAGCGCCCGGTATCCAGCGGCCGGTTCCGACCATGTCAAGCGAGGCCATGATGGAGCCGCGCTCCGGCACGTCGAGCGACAGCGTCTTCGCTGCCATGTCCGGCATCTTGAACTGAACTGCCTGGGTCTCCACGCAGTAGAGCGTGGTGCAGGGCATCGTAGCGTTGATCGGCGGGATGGTGAAGGTGTGGGTATAGAGCGGTCCAGCTCCGGTTACAACCTCCTGGCCGAAGACGAGCGCGAGCATCCAACCCGCGAGCCACGCGTCCAGTTCGTCCTTCAGAGTGCCCTTGGTGTCCCAAGCTGTCGTCTGGCTGTTGGTCGCGAACTCGGTGCCCTTGCCGACAGTCTCCTTGTCCGTGCGCAGCGTCCGGTCCTTCTCAAAGACGCTCGACATGTCGAAGCGCTGCTGCGTGGTGAACTGGGCATCCGCCAGCACGCCGCCGTATGCAGCCTGCTGGTTCGGGCTCAGCACAAGGTACCGTGCGGACTGTTTCTGCATCGTGATTGCTGGCATTTAGGTCTCCTTCTCAAATTCAGGGTGAGTGCCGGGTACGATCTCCACCAGCTTGTCGCCGGTCAAAGGGTGTGCGGAGTGCTGCAGCATGTAGTCCCACTCGTACTTGGCAACGCGCGTCGTTTGGCCCGGCAGCAGGACCACTGCGGTACGGCCGTTGATCTGCACCGGGTGGCCTTGCGCCTGGTCGAGGCCGGCTTGGGTCAACTGCACATGCACGAAGTCGTTGTTCATCGTCGTTACTCCTCCACCGTCTGCGCGCTCTGCTCGGCGCTGGACATCTGATACCCCGCAGCGTTGACACCCGGGAACTGAGCGATGCCTTCTACTTCGATCGCAACCGCATACGCGGTACCGACGCCCGCGACTTCGACTGGCTCGGTGCCGACCCACGCGATAGGCTCGGACTGTTCGCCGCCGACCAGCGAGATCCGCGCGCCGGCCAGGATGTTCTTCACCTTGTCCGCGAGCGCAGCAGAGGCCATCGCCTGGTCCGCGAGGACCGCCGTAAGGCTCTGGTCCGCGCACGTCACCATGTAGCGCTGCACGGCGTTGTAGCTGAGGCGCTGCGCGTCCCCGAAGTTGCCGGCCTTCTCGCCGGCGTAGAAGACGCGGATCGAGGGCGGCGTCATGATCAGCTCGCCATCCGCGTTGAAGTCTGCGTTCGAGATTGACTGCACATCGACGCCATTGAGCTGGTCCGTGAGGAGCTGCTGCAGCGTCTGCCAGACCAGCAGCGTTGCGAAGGTGCCCTGGAGGTTCATGGGAGCCGCGCTCATGCCGTCACCCCTTGCGCGGTCACAACCAGGCCCGAGCTCCGAACGCTGACCACCTTGCCGACGCGAACCATCTTGCCTGCCAGGTATGCTTCGAAGCCTTCCATGATGCGAGCAGGATCCTCCGGCCGGAAGACAAGGTACGGACGCGCCGGAATGTTCTGGTGACGGCCGTTCTTGGCTGCACGGCCTGCGATACGTGCCTGCGCACCGATGCTTCCGCCGACCCGATCTGCAGAGCCGAACTGCTGCACGGCCGCGTACACCAGGTTGGTGCCAATGTTGAGCGCGTTGCCGGATACCTGATAGGAGATCGAGCCAAACAACCGCCCGGAGAGAATCAGCAGTTTATGGCCGCTGGTGTAAGCCTTCTTCTTCAGAGTGGAGGCCGCAAGCTTCGGCCAGGATCCAGCCGGCGAACCTTGGTCACGGAACGTGCGCGCGATCGAGGCGCGCATCAGCTCGCCCGCGACGCGCAACATCAGCGGCACGTCCGCGACGGCTATGCGCGCTTCGTCGAGGCCAGCGAGCACAGTGCGATTGTCGGTTTTGATGACGACGCCGGCCATTAGACGAACCCTTCCATGTTGCAATCGGTGAAGCGCAGCTCGTTGCGCTGCGGCTTCACCGGGCCGGCCGTAGTCGACTGCGGCACGGGTGATCCTGCAGGCTGGTCGAGCACGGCCTTACCGGAAGCGATGTCCTTCAGCGACGCCATCGCGTCTTCATACCGCTGTCGCACCGTCTCCGGCATCTGCCCAGGGCGGCGCGAATAGAGCAGGTAGACGGCGATATCCCGCGCGATCGTCGTCGCCGTGTCACAGGGCTGCAGCGGCGTCGTATAGCGGCTGCGGACGTAGCTGTCGACCTTGCCGCTGGCTTCCTCCAGAACGCCGCTCACCACAGTCTCACTCGGCTGGCCAGTCTTGGCGTCGTCGGTGAGTTGGGTGAGCTGCTGCAGGGTCATCCGCTGCAGCAGATCGTTCTGGGTGATGTAGGGCATGGGTGAGGTTTACTTTCCCGTCTCTGCGATCTCGATGCGGATCGCCTCGATCATGCTTGCCTTGGCGATCGATGGCTTGAGTGTCAAATCCAACTTCTCAGCAGCGTAGATGACGAGCTCGTCCTTGGTGAACGTTTCGAGGTCGACGACGTCGTCTGTCTCTGCGACCAGGAGCGGCTTGACGTGCCCGCTGCTCGTCAGCATGACGCCGTCTTTCGCGCTCAGCTCTACGACTGAGCCGCGCGGGTGAATCTTGTCTGTCTTTACCGGGTGGACCACTTCGTACTTCGCCATCGTGATTACTCCTCGCTTTGGGAGTCGAGGCGCGGATCGTATAGACTCCGCGCCCCGCTCGCTTCAAACAACCGCCGCCGTGTTTCCTTTTAGTAGTTCGCTACCGGTGCGGGGATGGCCACGATGGCCGGTGCCGCGACCGTGTTGGTGAAGGTGTAGAGCGTCTCCGGTGCCGTAATGCGGATGTCCCAGTACCAGTCGGTCGAGACCAGGGTGGTCTTCGAGCTGAGTGGGTACTGCGGTTCGACAATCACTCCGTAGCCGTCGACGGTCTGCGAAGCGGCCGTCCACACAAAGGTCTTCACCGCAGAGAGATCGTTCTGGCTCGTCACATCCTGCGCATAGGCGAGGATGGCCGACTGACCCCACACGAAGCTGCCCACGTTGTTCTTGTCCACCTGGAATGCAGAGGCGACGACAGTCTTGATGCCGAACACGGTCGACAGATCGTCGAGCGTTATCGCGCCCTTCACGGTGTACTTGAAGCGGTCGATGATAACCGGATGGTTCTGCAGCGCGACGAACGTGGCGTCCGAGATGATGAGCACGTTTGCAAGCACGCCGGACTGCCGGACGACGGCCTTTGCCGCTTCGACATTCTCGATCGGTTGCGAGGTGCCCGCAATACCGCCCGCATACTGGTCCCAGCAAGCCGCGCCGGCAAGCGCCAGGGTGTTGGGCGTATTCGCGGGATTCAACAGCAGGCTCGCGAGATAGACCTCGCGGTCGAGCAGAAGCTTGTCCATCACATTCTGGGTCGCCTTCGCGATCTCGCTGAAGCCGAAGCCAAGACCATACTGCTCCGTCTCGAACGGGATCTTTGCAGCGAACGCGTGCGACTTGCAGAAGTAGCTCGCGGTCGAGAAACTCGAACGGACTGACTGGGGCGCGTCGCCAGGCGCACGAAGCGACTGTGCGTCGAGCCGCATCGCGGAGCGATCGTGAACGACATACTGGAAGGTCTGCCGGTCCATCGGGCAACGCGGAGCCAGCATGTCGCCGATCAGCAAATTGTTGCGGTACTGCTTGGCGTAGTTCGCCGCCGCCACGTTGAGTGCTCCACCTGTAAAAGGACCTGCAAATGCTCCCATGTCTTACACACCTTCTTCCGCCCTGGCGGATAGAGATTTTGCTGCGCCGCTGAACGTTCTAGCGGATGAACGGAGAAACAAAGACGATGAGTTCGTCGCCCGCGAGTGCAGCCGAGCTGATCGCCTTGCCGACGACGTTGTCACCAACCGCTGTCGACGGGACCAGCTGTCCGGCTGCGTTCAAGATGACGTACTGTCCGGCTGTCACCGCAGCGCCGGCGATGCCTGTCGCTTCGCCCCAGAGGACCGCCGAGAGCGGGTCGCCAGCGTTGAGTGTCGACTCCTCCTGGATGCCGATCGCGACTGCGTTCGCGGCGGCTCCGATGGAGAGCGTGTAATCGTTCGCGCCCTGGACGAGACCGAGGCCGCGGAGTTGGTTGGCTGCCGTCGCCTGGTAGGTGCGTTTGTGCGAGTGGCCGACGATTCCTGTGGTTGCTACTGCGGACATAGTGTGCTCACCTTCTGGCCTTCAGGCCGCCGTGCTAAGTCTGTGTGTTGCGCCCGGCCGACCTATCGGCCGGGATTGCTGCTGTGCGGGTCTCAAACATCACCCCGCTGGGAAAATCGTTAGACAGCGCCCGAGGCAGCGCCGCCAGGCATCGTCAGTTCAGGGTGAAGTTCCGCGACCTTGAACATCGCCGTCGCGTAGTCGACCTTCTTGTCTTCCATGAAGTTCGTGATGGCTTCCTGGAACTTCACCGAGTTGCCGTCGACCCTGCCGGGAGCGGCGTTGACGCCCTTCATTCCCCGCGTGCCGGCCGCGTGCTGCTGGCCGTTGTAGACAGGCGCGTTCGGAACGATGGCTCCGAGCTGCTCCATGAAAGACACGAACAGTTCGAGCGGAGTAAGAGACTTCTTCGCGTCGCCCTCGCCAAACTCGACCGTCGCGGTAGTCTTCGCCAGCTCATCAAAGACGATGGAAAGGCCCATCTTCTCGAACGCGGGAACCCACTTGCCGGCGGCCTTCAGCTTGTTGACGGAGTCCACTGCGCGAGCCTTGGTGGCTGCGGTCGCGGCAGTCTTCTGCGATTCGGAGAACGTGGCGTCGTGCGTGGCGAGCTTGGCCTCAAGCGGCTTTATGGCGTCCGTGACGGCTGCCGTGACGGCAGTGCCGATCAGCTCCTTCA